AATGCGTTATGACAGCCACCAAGCATGTGTGCGCTGTGTAGCTGCTGCAAGAGAAGGTCGCATGTCTTTCAATATCGACCGACTGCTTAAAAAAGAACGTAAGCGTGCTCTGAAATTCTGGTCAAAAGTTGATATTGGTCAACCTGATGATTGCTGGGAATGGCTCGGCTACAAATGCAAAACTAACGGTATGCCTCAATTCCCATGGAGGCGTCCAGGTATTAGTACAAGTACACAGCACCATCCTCAACGGGTTGCTATGTGGTTTACATGGGGAGACCTTGGATACACTGGAGTTAAATCAACCTGTGGTAACAAGTACTGCTGTAATCCATTTCATCTAATACCCCAAAAAATTGGGGTTTTCGTTGACTGTGATTCTTATCTAGAGAGTTTTGAGCTTGCTTGTGAGCTACATACGCTGAAGCAGCAAATTGCAGAATATAATTTAGAAGAGGCTATGAAGGAACAAGAGAAATTGATTAGTCAGCAAGAACTTGAAGACCGATCAAATCTTCTATTTGAACCTGATTCAAATTTCTCTGACAGATTTCAAGCTGTCGTAGAAGATATGTTGAGTGGTCGTCATCCAAGTCAAACTAATATAAATCCTAATACTCTTTTGAAAGATGACGAGGAAAATACCACAGAAAACTTTTAATTAATCTATCCTTAGTAAAGAGTCATAAGAATATGTCAAGACGAAGCGATCTTATTCAACAACTAATTTCATCCAAGAAATTTGGTCCTGAAAAGAAACAAGAGCAGGAGTTCCTTATGGCTACTGCAGAGTTAATTCTTTCTGACCTGATTAATATTGCGCTTAATGGTGTAGAAAAACGGGGAACTGGCTCTTTAGTCATCAACCTAATGAATGACTCTACGACGTTCATGTGGCCTGAATCCATTGAATTTGATTTACAAACAGCTGAGCGAGAAGAAGACGAGGAAATCGTTGACTTCCTTCGCGATCTGCTCGAAGAAATTGAAAACAATGACTGGTCAACAAATGTATTAATAACACTAATTAGCGATGCTGGAACAAGAACATTTGCAGTCGAAGCAGGTCGGTGCCAAGAGGGCCTTAGAGCGCTCGCAGAAGAATTTATCGGATAAGCTTGCAGCCAAAGGTTTAAAGCTACCGCTATATCCGACACCCCAGATTATTGATCGTGCTCGTGCTGTCATGGGCAGTATTGACTTTGATCCAACTTCAGATCCTGTTCAACAGGTGCTAGTTGATGCAACCTCCGTACCAAGCATTGAAGTGAATCCCCTTCAGGAGCATTGGCATGGAAATGTTTGGGTCGCGCCCAAGGGTGCGGTGCGTGATTGCCGAATCTGGCTAAACAAAACTCTGAGTGAATATCGCAATGGATATATTAATAGTTTTGTTTTATTCAGCAGTGCTTCAGAACTATTACGGGCTGCTCCTGTTTTATGGGATTACCCAATCTGTATTCCATTCAAGCGAGTAAAGCAGTTACGTGCCACAGCTACTGGCTTTGAGCCTGTTTCTCCATCTACATGGAACTTGATCGTTTACGGTCCTCCAATTAGTCAAGCACTGACTGATATTGACAAAGTCTCTCTGTTTTATGACAGCTTTAGAGATCTTGGTCGTGTGATCTACAGTGAATACGCTGGTGATGGTTGGATTAAAGATCTTGAATACTACGAAGAAAACAAAGGTAGTATTTGATGTCAAAGCATATTGCACCAGATTGTCTGATCACTCTTCCTTCTAATGACCGGGTTCATCCTTGTCGTTTGATACTAAAAGATGGAACATTAATGTGGAAGCATGCTATTTTCTATCAAGACTCAATCGTATGTACCCCAACATCCGTTGCACATGAAAGTCACATAATAAAAACTGCTCAGCGCCTAGAGGAACTGAACAGTTGGATATCACAAGGATTAGAGCCTTGGAACTCTTTTACGATTAAAGGGTGGTATCAGCCTTTCAATCCTGAACTAAGTGAAGGTATATCTGTATGCTTTAAACACAGTACACATGAACTTGATTATACGTTTGAGAATTTATTGCCACACATCCAAGATCATGAGACTTTGGAGTTAAGGGGAGGATATCTATTCTTTCAACGTTGCTGACAACAAGGCCGCTTATCTGCGGCTTTAATAGTTTAGCGAATCTATCAATCTAGTGAGATACCATTGTGCTTTTTCTGCATCTTCTTTGCTGTTTGTCTTATGCCACATACGCAAAATGTATTTGATAACCTGCGCTTGCAAAAACCCCTGCTTACAGCTCGGTGCATTCTCAATCGCATCCTCGATTACTTCGATTACTTCATATCGTCCAGCTGTGTAATGAGCAGGACTATTCACCATGTCTGTAGTCACTGGCTCAGTGTATTCCCAAGTACTGAATTTATTGTTGCTAAACCCAGAAACATAATCACCGTTGCTAAAAAAGCTATTCTTTTCGTTCATGAGTTTGTCTCGCGTATTGATTACTCCTTACTTAATATAGGAACTGGAATCATATATTGTGGATATGCCAAGCCCTAAAGGTGACCCGACTTACATTAAAAATAAAGAACGATTCTATATGAACATTGCTAAGGCAGTTGGTCAAGCATCGACACATCCAAAGTGTCCAGGTGGTTGTATTATTGTTCGTGATAGAGAGATTATTGGAGATGGCAGAAGCATACTGACAGATAGCATGGTTGAAATCGATTGCATTTCATATGCAGTTGCAGCAGCAGCTAAGGCAGGAACTCCTGCTATAGGTGGCATTATCTATACAACCAGATATCCATTTTCAACATCTGTGTTTCAAGCACACATGATGGGTATCAAAAAGATTGTTCTACTTGCCCATGACTGGGAACCGTATTACAAAGAAGAGTTCAGACGTTCTGCACGTCTGGCTCGTGAACTAAACATTGCTATTGAGCCAATGTTTGAAGACGAAGACCCAAGATTTACCAAGAATTCAAATGACAGACATATCGACGAATCTCTCTTCCCGGAAGCAAACCCGTTTGCGCCAGATGAATATGATCCAAACAATGCAGCACATACCTACGATGAAGACACAACTACTATTTGACCTTGAATCTACTGGATTACTAAGACGTGGATCTACTATCCACTGCATGGTTATGCGTGATGCTGTCGATAGCAGCACTCACGTGTTTGATCATCAGCCTGAACGTGCGTTGATTCAAGGTATCAAACAACTAGAGGAAGCAGATGTAATCATCGGTCACAATATTATTGGATACGATATCCCCTTGCTGAAAGAACAGTACCCAGATTTTGATCCTAAAGGTCAACCATTAGATACTCTCGTCCTTAGTCGTTTGTTCTATCCACACATCATGGATAGAGATCACGAACGACGTCCGCTAGGTATGCCCCAACGCCTATACGGCAGACATTCACTAGAAGCCTGGGGCTACAGGTTGAAGTGCTTCAAAGGTGACTTTGGTAAGCATGACGGCAACTGGGCTGTATATACACCTGAAATGTTGGATTACTGCATCCAAGACACTGAGGTCACCCTCAAACTATGGCAACTTATGCAACGGAGGATTAGCGACTATGCCTGATAAAAATGCACCATTGACTTCTGAAGAAATCACAGAAGCAGCAGATATCTTCTTCCCACTCTTCAATATCGTGGATGAGCGAATGCCTGACAAAGCATCTACTGAAGATACGTTGAAAGTTATGGAAAACATAGCTAAGTTAGCTCAGAAAGAGCGCATCAAAAAACGAGAAGAATCTGTCAAAGAAAAGTTCGGATTTAATAAAACAACTGATTCAGATGAGGATACTGACAAAAATGAAACTGATTGATTCCGTCACACTTGAAATGCGTATGGCCAGCATCATGGCCCAACAGGAGGCAAGTGGTTTCCGCTTTGACCTGACAGCTGCTGAGCGGGTACGTGGTGAGTTTGAGCAAGAGATGTCTGATCTACAGAATCAAATCTCTAAACGTTTCATTTATGTTCCTGGCAAGGTCTACACACCTAAGCGTTCAAATAAAACCAAAGGTTTTTTCGCAGGTGCGCCAATGACAAAGCTGCTCGACTTCAATCCCACAAGTCGTCAGCATATTGCGTGGGCTCTACAGAACTTCAGCAAAGCTCGGTTTATCAAAGTCACTGACACCGGTAAGCCTAAGGTTGACGAAGCAACTCTGTCTGAACTACGAGACACTGCACTGCAGCAAGGCAACACCAAACTGCATGAAGAATGTGAGATGTTTATCCGCCTGCTTACTTTGCAAAA